ACCAACTGATGCCAGTTTATCTAAAACATTACCGCCAAAAATATTACTTACAAAATTACCAATACTCGATGCTGTTGTCGCTACACTAAATGCAATTAAAGATGCAGATATTGCTGAAATACCTCCGGCTACTGCAAACATATTAAGTGCATTGATTTTTGATATGGCTACTAATTGTGTACCCATTTCTTTTATTATACCAATTACAGCATCACCCACTGTTGACCAGATTTTTGACATTGCATTTCCAATAGAATCTATTACTCCTGCAAATTCATGCAAACCTTTTTCAGCTAGTTTAAACGCGTAACCTAATGCAATTGCTGAAACATCTACTATTCCCATTACTAAAGCAAATTCTCCGAGACCTGCGGCTGCAGCACTGAACGCGCCTACACCTTTTGCTATTCCAGTTAATATTCCTTGAATCAATGCTCCTATTCCAGATCCTAGTCCTGTCATTAAATCAACAAATGTAGTTCCTATTGCTGCTGATATATCACCTAATATTTTTTCTACAGGGCCTTGTATTTTTTCAACTTCACCTACTGCTTTTTTTGAATCTTTTGAATTCCAAAATGTACCTGGTCTTTCTCTATCTGAATTTGGAGTTTTCTTTCTATTAATAGTCATCTTTTCAACCGAATCCGTTGCTTTATTACCTATTACATTTGATACTAAATCACCGACTTTCTCTCCGGTTTTTCCCATTATTGATTTAATAGGACTAGATATCTTTTCCCAAAGTGATCCTAACATTCCTGATTTCTTTGTTAAAACATCTATTCCTGTGCCCATTGCATCTATTGGTGCGTTAGATGAACCCATAACGGATGATATCTTTTTCCATAATGGAACAACTGTTTTTGAAGCGACATATACACTACCTATAGCAGTACCTAATCCATTTACTGAAAATATTGAACCCATTATTGAAGATTTAACATTTTCGCCTGATTCAGCTAAATGATCAGTTGCTTCTGATACAGGAAAAATAGAATGATATAAATCCTGAAATTTATGTATTATTGTATCAATTAATTCTGCAATCCAACCAATTGGTTTTAACATACCTCCTAATAAATCTCCTATCACACCTATAATAGGTACGATTCCAGCAGCCAGTTTAGTTACACCTTTCATTGCTGGTAATATCGCAGTCATCATTTGTGACTTTACTTTATCCCATTCTTTATTCGTTTCCTCTGTTAAAGATAAATTATGTGCTGCATGTTTAATTTCCTCTTTGGACATCTTAACAATATCATCATATGGCATTTTTGAAAGTAATTTTGCCTCATCTCCTGTTAAAGATAATCCTTTCTCTCTAAGGACTAATGATTTACGCAACTCCTCAGTAGTTATACCGGTAGTATCTGCAATCTTTTTTAGTACCTGTGGAGATTGTCTATTTAGATTATCAATTGATCCAATTGCATCCAAAGTTGCTTCAATTGTTTTTTGAAAATCTCCTGCGATACCTGCTTCAAATGTTTTTGATAAATCTATACCTGACATAGCTTTTAATTCATACATGTCAGTTAAAAATCCTTCAATATTCCATGTTTTTTGTACAAGATCACCTACTTTACCAATTTGTATTCCTAAACGTTTAATTGAAACAACTGCTTGAGCTGCTTCTTTAGGCAATCCACCAAAATACATTGCCAGTGTATCTGCGTTATTAATTAGATCTTGTGTTACTATTTTTGGAGATAATCCTGCTGCTTCAGATAATGATGCCACATAACCATCTAGATCTGTACTAAGTTTATTATCAGCTCCCATCATTTGAAATGCTTGTGTCATTTTAGCCACATCTCCTGATGCTATACCAAAGGCTTCACTTATACCATCTACTTGTCTTATTAAGTCAGCTGCTCCGGCTTGAGTAATATCAAAAATTTCTCCGGTCGTATTTAATAATTCATTTTCAATATCTAATGCCTTTGCTCTAGTAGTAATCATATCTTTTGATGATGCTACTAATTCCGCATTAAACTCATACATTTTGGCTGCATGATTAATAGATACGCCCTGTGTTTTGGATATATCAATTAATGCTTCCTGATATTCATGTGTAACTTTAACAATTGCTGCAAGACCTGCCAATATTAAAGTAGTTGGAGTTAATATTTTACCAAAGTCACCTAAAAGTGTAGACGTATAACCTTTCCAGGCCTTTATGTTTTTAGTTCCACCTTCACCTTTAGCAACCATTTCTACAAATTTTTCATTTGCTTTATTAAGATTTGCACTTAAGGATGAAGAAAGACGATCTAAACCAGTAAATTCTACAATACCTTTTGGTAGAATGCTTACTAGTTCACCTAAATGATCTGATGCTCCTTCTATTATTTTATCATTGAATTTAAGTGTCTTTCCAAACTGCTTAGCAATTTCTACTTTATGTTGCTCAAAAGCTAATTGTGCTTTATTTGCTACTAGTTTTTTCTGAGCAGATGAAACTTCTTGTGCCATCATCGTTGAAATATCATCTTGGATTCCATACGTTGTTTGTAACGTATTCAGCGCTTCCTTCGATGCTGCTAAATTTGAATCTGATGTATCACCTATTGTTTTTAATAAACTAGCTATATTTTCATATACTTTTTCTAATGAAAGATTTGTAGCAAATGATTCAGTACCGCCATTTTTAGTGGTCAGTGTTTTTGTTACCTTCTGTGTAGTTTCATCGACTGAAATATTTTTCGAATTTCTTACTACATCTTTTGCAATATTAGCATACATGTCATCGAGTCGATTTGTTTCGGCATCTATCATTTTATTCCATTGATTAGAAATCTTCTTAATCTCAGGCATAATTTTCGATGAATCTATCATTTTCCCATCAATTTGAACTTTTGAGATATTCGGTTCAATTTGTATTGTACTTAATTCACGTATATAATCATTATATTTTTCTTGATCGAACAAAACGGATTTAGTAAGATCATCTATATCAGATACTTTTTTAATATGTTGTTGTAATAAACTTGTACCATCCTCGACTGAACCAGCATATTTGATAAAATTATCTTTCATACTAGTTTGTAAATTATTTATTTCATCGTAGATCTCAGATGTATCGCTTAAATTGTGTGTATAATTTTCAGTACTTTTTATAAGATCATCAAATGATTCTGACATGTCATTTAATGCTGAAGAATCTCCAAGAATAGCTTTAGCAGCATCCTCAAAGGATGTTTTTATGCCTTTTGTAATTTTCTTTGATGTACCACCTAATTGTATAAACTTCTTTTCAAGATCTGCAGATTTAAAATTATCATTAATTACTTTACGCAATTCCTTATTGGTACCTGCAATATCTAATAATCCTTTTTGTACAATTTTTATCATTGCCAAAAGATTACCATAAGCAATCATTGATTCATCGCCGGACAATTTACCAGATGAGGACTCCTTAACTATCTTTGTCATTAAAGAAGCTAAAAACTTTTTATCCTCAATTGTAAGTACTCCTGGTTTTGGCATTATTTTATTTTAGTCCATTTAACATCAACTGTATTTTTCTTAAGATCTTTTTTAGGTATAGTTTTACCTACCATTGTTTTATCTAATTTAGGTTCAGTTGGTAAGTACTTATCATAATAACCTGAAAAGTATTTTTCACATAAATTAAAAGTAGGATCATTTTTACAGATATCTTCTAGATTCTTTTTAAGCTCTTTAATATTATCAATGAAAGCTTTAATATCTTCATCAGAACGTTTATCTGCTTCTAATCCTCCGTGTTTTAAAATATTCCATGCTAATGAAGGTGCTTTTAAAGCAGCAACTAAACCAGCTAATATTCCATTCATATTCATATTTTACCTTTTTCCTGTTGTATTATTTGCTTGTTGTGCTTGATTTTCTGCTACTATACAATCAGCTAACTTCATATAATAAAAAGATCTTAGATTTACTGGCATCAAATAAACATCATTAAATGTAAATCCACCTTTTCCTCTATAAACAAGATCAAATATCTGTTCAAACACTTTTTGATTATACTCAAATGTTAATCCGAAGAACTCATATGTCAGGCCAGAAAAAATCGAGTCCGATACTAACTGTTGCTTGAAAGGGTTCATCGGTTTCCTCGTCCACTAATTCAATACTCATATCCACATTTGGTTGTATTGTATTAATATACTCTCTGAATGCCCTTGAATCCAGCGCTCTTAATTGATTTTCAATAAACGATCTAATATATGGTGGTTCTGTTTTACCGTCCACATCAATTATCATTTGAAATAATCTAGTAGTAAGTTTTGAATCTTTTGAACCTGGTGTTTTGTGTTTCTTTAATCTTTCATCAATAATTCTTTCATCTCCTACTGTCAATAATTTAAATTTTATAACATTCTTTCCAAATGGAGTTGTATATGTAAATTCATTGACACCAGGCGTAATTAAATCTTCGTCAAATTCTTTTGCTTTCAATTCATTCAAATCTAACGATACTGGTTGTTTTTTACCTGATGGTGCAGTTACTTCAAACTTATAAATTTCTCCATATCCATAAATTCTTGATGCAATCATTATTGCATTTCTATCGCCTAATAAAATGGAATCATAATTTATAGATTTATCTACTATTAACGACTGAAATAGTTTATCTAATACTACTCCTTGTTTAATATATGACTCCGTTGTAAGAATGTCTTCCTCTCTAGCTGTCATATACTTTAATTCAATTACTCCTTTTGATAAAGGATTATCCTCAGGATATAACAATCCCTTTGAAGGTAATTCTACCATTTGTGTTGGAAATGGCGATTTTAATTGTGTTTCTGTCATAATTTATTTATTTAGTTTATAAAGTTTTCTTTGAATAATCATATTCTAATGTTATTGACATTTCAGCAATGTCATTTGAAGCCCAATCAAATTGTCCTAATGAAGCTGCTCCTATTAATGTGCCTATTAATGTAAATTGATGCACTGGTTGTACTCCATCAGGAGCCAATACATTTAAAATTACATCCACCTTATAATTATCTGCGTATTGATCTTCTCCATCATCTGTTTTTTGATGCTTTGTTACCCACTCCCAAAATTCTGTTATTGTTATTCCTTCATATAAATAACATGTAATAGGCAATGAATTCCATTTTGTCTTACCTTTTACTTTCATTTGTGTATTTCCATATTCAGCAGTAATTACTGAATTATCAAAAGACGGTAATTCAAAGGATTTACAATATATATACGCCTGAGGTAATGAAGATACCTGCAGTTTCATTCTAATTCCAAGAATAGGTTTATGTTGTGATGGTGAAAGTCTTGCCATAATTAAAATACCTTATCTGCCCAATCATATTCTAAGGTTACTGTTACATTAATAGGATCATCCACTCCCCAATCCATACTTCCGAACTTAACATCTGTCATGAATGCATCTTTAACCGACCATATATTAATGGGTATACCCTCAGGAGTTAAAACTGTTATAGTAAAATCTGCTTTATAATCTGCAGGATTTAAATCAATTGCTACTGCTGCAAGTTGATGTTGTCGAAAATAAGACCATACATCATTTACTGTAATTAATTCATATGTATAACATGTAAAAGTAATTGGATTCCAATTAGTTCTGCCCTTTACCTTCATCGAATCATTTATATGATATGCTACAACTGCATCCTGTGTTAGTGATGGTAAATCACAAGATCTAGCATATAGAATAGCTCCTGGTAATCTAGATGATATAATACTATATCTAAACTGTAATGATGGATGTAAAGCTTCTGGTGTAGCAATTCGCGGCATGTTAATAAATATTAATAGAAATAGATTTTACTAAAAAAGGCGTAAGAAATTAATCCTACACCTTTTAAACAATGAAAGAAGCTTTTAACAACTCTTATTTTTTTGCATCAGTACGCAATTGTAATCTATCCTTATTTTTTAAGAATCCCCAAATTGCTGTAACTACACCTACCAACGTAACAATAGCTGCTTGTACGGCATCTAAGTTATTAGTAAGATAGTCTACAATACCTGTATATTTAGTCAATCCAAGTAATGTAAGTACTGTTCCTAATGCTGTTAGGATGTGTCTGATTAATGATAATGTACTTTCGCTCATAATATTTTCTTTTTATTTTGTTAATAAATTTTATAATGTTTTATCACACCAATCGTATACAATTGTTAATTCACATTGAATAGGATCATCTGTTCCCCAATCCATATCGCCCCAAACTGCTGCTCCGAAGAATGCACCTTTCAATGAAAAAGTTGCAGTAGGAGTTGTTCCATCAGGAGCTAATATATTCACCGTCATATCATGTTTATAATTTGGTGCATGAAAATCAGTTGCTCCAGGTACTGCTTGGTGATCCTGTGTATATTGCCATACTTCACTAGCTGTAATTCCTTCGTATTGATAACAACTCAAAGTTATATCGTTCCACCTGGTCTTACCTTTTACTTTAAAATAAGCATTAATATGTTCCATTGTTACTGGAGCATTATCAAATCCTGGTTGTTGTGCTGATCTAGCATATATAGCTGCCCCAGGTATCTTTGAACTTAGAATTTGATATCTAAATTGTAAACTTGGGTGAAATGAATCTGGCGTTACTACTCTAGGCATTGCCTATCTCCTTTATTTATTTTATTAATTAACTTTTTGCATCATATGGAAATAAAGCGCCTGTAGGAAGTATATTGAAATCTACAATTAAGAATTCCACAGTTTTTGCTGGTTTTAACCATATACTAGCTCTCATTTCATTTCTGTCAATTACATCTGGTGTATTATTTCTTTCATCAATTACGATTCTATAATCATATAAACCTTGTAATGCTTTAACATTTCTGAAATACGGATCTGTTATTTCAATGAATTTTTGTCTTGTTTCAACCGTATTATTTTCAAACACTAAATATTTTGTAGTTTCAGCTATAAATCTTTTTGCATCAATTAATAACCTTCTTACATTTATTCTATCTAATGCTGATTTCTTTTTCTGTAATGTTTTCTGTCCCCAGATCGCCATACCTGTTTTAGGGAAACTAGCAATTGGATTTACATTTACTTGATACAAATTATCACGATCATTTTGTGTCATCAAACGTTCTGTTTGGATAACTTGATCCAACTGTCCTCTATTAAGACCTGCTGGAGCATACCATGGATGTGCTATTTTATCATTAAATGAATATACACCTGATATAATTGCTGATGGAGGTACCCATACGTTTCGTCCTAAATCGGCATCTGGTATCTGACACCATGGATAGTAAATAGCTGCATAATTAGTATTCCTAGCTTCTGCTGCGTTTTGTGCTTGTCCTACAGTTGATCCAAAATAAGTTGGATCCATTACTAGCATCACATCACCTCTATCTTCACACATATTAATTGCTCTAGTCAATAATGTTGCATGAGCTGCTAATCCATCTATTAAACCTGGCATGAACAATAAGTTAATATCATACTGGTCTTTATTAGATAAAATATCTATTGCATCTTGATATGCCTGAGCACCATATGCACTGGATGATGAAGCTAAATTAAATCCTTGTGTATTTGAATTCCATATATCTCCATATAATGCTCTCGGATGTGTTACATTACCTTCCGAACCATTCGAAAATGTTCCGGAAACTGCTGCTGGCATTGACGCCGTATAATTTGTATCTCTTATAGTTCCATTATCATTAAGATAATTCAATGTATTCTTAATTACTTCACAACGAATAAATCTACTTCTGTTTTGATAAGATCCGGATTTTTGTAAATATGGAGCGCCACTAGAATCATATCTTAATGTCCATGTCATGTCACCAATTACTTTTGAAATAAAGTTTGGTTCTTTCGCATCCAATGTTACTTGATTATATTGTTCTAGTATTACTTTTCTACTATCAATATCATCACCACGTCTAATATATAGGTCAAATGTACCACGATTCTGATTAACATTAGCAATTTCCCATCTCATATTATAAGAAGATCCTGAAACTAATAATCCACCTGTTGTTATATCTGCTGCTACTCCTGAACCTGATATTGAAGCTGCTGCTGTTCCTGAATTAGAAATATCACCGTCAGATAACGCAGATAATTTAAAACACATATCTGTTGCTGCATAACTGGCACTAGAAGAAGGAACCGCATAATATGATCCTGATGCTACAACGTATGAATATGCAGGTCCATAAGATCCAGCCAATATTCTAATTACTGTTGCAACTTCTCCATATCTCAAATATTCTTGTACAGCATATGTAGTTAAATATTTATATTCTAACTTAGTTTGTCCTGATCCAGACGCGAATAAATCACCGAACCACCTTAAATATTCAGAATATGTAGATATTTGTATAGGTACCATTGCAGGACCTCTAACTGTTGGACCGACAAATGCAGCACCTACTGCTGTTAACTTCTGAGGAAGGTAACTTAAATCATTTTCTCTAGTATAAACTCCTGGCGATAGGAAAGTATTTTTTGCCATTCTAGCATCCTTATTCTATTTTAAATTCTATAATATTTATTATTATAAAAATCTAAACTAATTATTTTTCAATTAATTTCTATAACGAATATCTCTTTTACCTGCCTTTTGCATTTCTTCATACGGTTGCTGTGATATATGTGAATTAGATTTAATATCTGTAGGCTGATTCAGATAAAACTCAGATTCTGTGGATTCTGATAAAAAATCTATTCTTTTTATAGAAAAAGCTTTTGTTATATTAGATTCTCTTCTTTCATATTCTGCACGCACATATCCATCAACTTGCAATGTTACTGTTGCCTTAACCATTCTATCTAATCCAGGAGCATTAACAGTATCAGTAGTAGTATCGGTTATAACAGTTCTGAATTTAAATGAATCTCCCCACATATGGTTATTATCTGCAATTAAAGCTTCTAATATTCCATTCATTTGTTCCATGGATTCTGTCCATATTAATAGTTCATAACCTACCCGAATATAATTTGGAAAATCTATTAAATAATATTCGTTAGATTCATGTGTAGCATACTGTCCTCTAGTCCTATCATATTGCATGTTAAGGGACTTGTATCCATAATATCTTAAAACTGGTTTAATGTAATTTATTGTAGTGGATGGAATTCTTTCATCGTCTGTAATGTTTGTCCTTTTTATTGTAATTAAAGGAGCCATTATTTTATTCTTATTATCACGTAGATAACCAAATTCTCTATATTGTACCCATTTTTCTCCACCAGCAAACATCACAGGAACATCAATTGAAATTCCTTCTTGTTCAACTTTAAATCTTTGTAAATTATTTAGATGGTAGAATATTGCATAATCAATATCATATAATGTAATGGCAGGTACCTTGACCACATCATTATCCCTTCTCATGTCATATGCACGAGAATCGTCTGGAAGTACTATTCCATAATCACTTGATAATATTTGTGGATTTGATGGCAATCATTTTCCTTATAAATTTTTTGGTATATTAATACTTCTTTGTGATATATTTATAAAAAAGATTGTAATATTTTTATCAATTTAGTTATTTCTTTTGGGCCTAACATCATTTCTGCACCATGGTGACCAACATATATTACAATGCAATCAGATAGTTTTTTACCTACATATTCGGGAGATACTTTAGATATAGTCATATATTCGGGATCTGGTGCACCTGATACAGAATGCATTGTATAATACTTGCCTTTTTCATCATATTCACCTTCATTTAAAATCTTTTGTATAAAAGGTCGTAATTTGTCTTCTAAAATTTGTTGTTTTGTTTTCATTTTATTGCCTTATAAATTTTTTGGTATACTTATATTATTCTGTGTCTTTGGAATACCATAATTAGTATTACTCAATTGTATTGAAGATTCTCTAGCTATATGGCACTCTGCGATTACTGATACTGAAAGACCATAAAAATTAGATAATTGATTTTGTTCGTTGCCCAATAATGTTTCATTATTTCTACCAATCCAATATTGTCCATCCAAAATATTATCTACTTCAAAGTATGCATTGTCCCAACCAATTATATCCCCTACTTCGATTACAAATTGGATCTGTTTTAAATGATCCCTTAAAAATCCAAAAGTAGTTAATCTTGATTTATCTAGTCCTACTTCTCCATCTTCCGCAACGTTTTGTTGGTTATCTATTATAGCACATACTTTAATTGGATTATAATAAGTCTTTACAGTACCTTCAGAATAAATATTTACTTTGGTATCGTCTAAAGATAGTTTATACAATTCAACTTCATTACCAATTACATTTTGTAATAGTTCCTTATTGATATTTTTAACAAACGATGCATCTTCTGCTGATCCAAATAATGGCACAAATTATCCTATCTTTTTGGCTACATAACCGCCAGTATGATCTAAAAATAAAGAACCTTTACTAGTATTTATAACCCAAATCTTTTTATTTGGACTAAAAAATACTGCATCTATTCTCGAATCTGTAAAATCTTTAAGTGTTAAAGATTCTTTAATAACTTTCTTATTAGATTCATTTAAAACACTTTTAACTATTGGTCTTAATTTGTCTTCTAATAATTGTTGTTTTGATCTCATTTTATTTACCTTACATAAATTGGTAGTGGAATATTTTTTAATTGTTGTTGTGTTGCTTCTGCTTCTGCTTGTTTTCTTTCTAATTGTGCTTGTCTTGAGAAAGAATCTAATATTTCATTTAATTTATCTACTAGTGCTGTTTTCTCTTCTTGTGCTGCTGTTAATAACGCATCACCATTTAATGTTGCTTCTTGATTAGGTATAGGTATCGTCGAAAATTTTCCACGAATATATCCCAAAATTTCTTTGCTTACTGCCAATGTATATTTCTTTATCCATTGTACACCTAAATCATTAATATATGAATATTTTACTTTATAATAAGGAATATTACTATGATTTGTAATTACTCCTGTTGATGTATTTGAATCTTGAAAAAATGGATCTGAATCATCATCTATTGTATACGCAAACCACATTCTAAAATCTGTAGTTGGTCTTGGAAATATTCTTATTCTATTTCCTGTTATTTGAAATGAATATTCCGATCTTCTTATCTGATCATTTAATTCTACTGCATTTGCTCTTAAAATATCCACATATAATGGAGTCATTTCATAAGAATTGGCAGGTAACATATTATTCCAACCAAATGCATTTACTGATTCCATAATACCTAATCCAGTATAAGGATCTCCATATCTTAATATCCCAGGAATCTGTGCGTGAAATACTTTTCTTATTGTGTAACGATTAACTGTGAACGAACCTGTTTCTAACCTTACCGCTGCTTCCGAGAATGAATAGACTTGTTTATTTTCACTTACATCAATAGATCCAGTATACCAAACTAAGTTACCTCCTGAACCTGCTTCTGTACCATAATTTTTAGCTATTTGTACAACACCTGATAATGTAGGATCTATTCTTTTATTTGAATAGTTATTACTAGTTTGTGATCCTGTATGAAATCCCATTACAGATAAAATATTATCTCTAGCAGCATAAGTATTAACAAGATTTTGATATTCAGAAACTGCTTCCTCAAATGCAGTAAAGAAATGCACATCTTGCATCTCTACTCTCATTATTGGATATCCCAATCTTTTCGCACACCAATCAGCTACTTTTTCTGCATCTTCTTGAAATGCAGAATCGTCATCATAATAACCAAAAGGAGTATCTCCTGGAAAGAATGAACTGGATCCGGGCCATATTGGAATATTTATCGAGGTTATTTCTGACATTATATATCAATTCCTTCTGGATATAATTCTTTTAATTTTTGATATGCAAGTTTAAACGGATTACTATAAACATCTGGATTCCATTCAAATTCAAAAGTAAATGTATGAATTGTTTGTGCCCTATTATTTCTTGCTATTTCATCTGGCCAAACATATACTAATGCAATATTTTCAAATTTATTAGTCCATGAAACTTTTTGTGCTATTTCAGGATGTTCTGGATCATTTACATTTTCAAAGAACTCAAATTCTGCGTTTACTGAAGATACGCGTTGTACCCTAAATATACATCCTTCAAAAACTTGATCGTCTAATATTAGATTTGCTTTTAAACTCATTTATTTGTTTTTAAACTTTCTTTTGAAATCCTTTTGGCTTTTTTGCTTCTAAAGGTAATGTTTCTGATGTTTCATTATTTACTTCATCTTCAATAATTTCATCTACATCAGTGACTACTTCTTCTACTGCTTTAACTGGTTCTTTAGCTTTAGTTACTGGTGTTTCTTTTAATGTTCCTACTACACCACTTGTAGGAGATAATTTTTCATCTTCATTATCTTTTGCTTTTCCCCAAGCAACATTATTATTTTTGTTATATTGTTGCCATGAATCGTGTCTTGAAATCTTTCCCATTTTTATTGTCTTTTTGTTTTTGTTATTTATGAAACTTTTATTTTAATCCTCATCTTATGAATAAATTTTCCATGTTTTACCATAATCTCCTTGCCACAACTCAACAGATAATCCATTAGATCCTGACGGGTGTTTCCAAGAATATGATAATTTAATAACTCTATATCCATTATTTTCATTAATTCCAGCTAAAATAGAATTTAAAGTAATAGAACGAAAACATGGCTGTAAAAGTTTTGGTAAACTAGAAACCGGAATATCTATATTAACTTCTTTTCTAGGTAATATTAAACCACCTTTTACAGGTTTTGAATTAAAATCAATATTAAAATGTTTAATTATTGCATTTGCGACTTTCGATGGATCGAAATTTTCGGAAAGTAAGTTTAAATTATTTGTTTTCATTTCTTCTGAAATTATTTTTTTAATAATACTTCTTAGTTGCCTCATTTTTATTCTCTTTTTATTTTAGTTATTTATTAAAATTTTATTCTTCTTCAAGAAATGGTTCACATAATTCTGTAAAAAATGTATCTCCCAATGAATCCTCAAGAATATCTACAAAAGCTTGGGCTAATGTATCATAATCAATTCCGTATTTTTTACTTTTAGATAATAATGTTTTCTTAATTGTATTTGCCCATTTCTCATGCATCTTTTGTAAAACTGGTATGGCTCGATCTGCGATTTCGTCCACTATTTCAGAAGAATCAATATCTTCGTCAAATTCTTCCATGATAAGTTTTTTAATTATTTGTCTTAATTGACTCATTTTTAATTTCCTTTATAAAGGTATAAATATTTTTGTTAATATCCAAATTTTGTGTAAATACTTTATAATATTTATTTTTGTAAACCTAGTTTCTGAGGGTATACTGTATTTATTTTTAACTGTTATATATTATTATCATATATTAGAGATCTTTTAATGTAGGTACCTTAAACTTAGGCTACATCATTTAAACATGCCAATATTTCATTGATTGCAGGATGCCTATGATTTTCTTTAAATGATGCAATAAATACATGCTTACATTCATTAAACTTTTCAATGCATAATACTGCCGAATCAACTTTGTTTTTTAAATCTATTTGTCTATTATCTCCACAGAATATCATTATTGAATTCTTACCCAATCTTCCGATACACATTTCTAATTGAGATTTAGTAAGATTCTGAAATTCATCAATAATACATACTGCATCATCAAATGTTCTTCCTCTAAAATGTGATATTGAAACCAATTCAATTTCTCCTTTAACTTCCATGTCTTTTAACTTCTCAGGTTTATTATAAACCTTTCTCATATTATCTTTAATTGGAACCATCCAAGGTTCTAACTTTTCCTGCAATGTTCCTGGTAAAAAACCATTATCTTCATTTGATACTGTTGGTCTAGTTATTACTATTTTTGATTTTTCTTTCTTAAAAACCATATCCAATGCTATAGCAACTGCTGCCATTGTTTTACCTGTTCCTACAGGTCCTACCAAAAAGGATATTGGCGCATCTATTATTTGTGGTTTTGCTTCCTTTTGTTCTTGTGATAATGTTAAATTAAATTTAATCGGTTGTTTTGGTGGATGTACTTTTTTCTTATTCTCATTCTCAACGCCAAACGCCATAATCTACTTTATTAATTAATAAAAATGCTATCACGTATATATATTTTTGAAAAGTTTATAAAATATATTTATGTTGTGATTCTTAGAATTTGCTACTAGTTATTAAAATCATAATAAAAGACTTTTAATTTCATTTAAATTTTTACAACTAAAATATAATTTAAACTTATTATACATGCATGTACTGCCTACTCCAATATATTTTACTAACTCATACAATTTACAATCTGGGTTGTCTTTTATAAACTTTATTATATCATCTTTCTCAACATGAATATAAACGGGATTCAAAAAACCAATTCTATCTTTTGATATCTTACTATTTCTCTCATTATATTTTATTTCTCCATCTATTTCTCCGTATCTTTCACAAAACCATTCTTTTGAATATCTCTTATTTGCTTTTTGTTTTTGTAATAACCTAGATTCTTCCGAGTGATTCTTTCCAAACATTCCATTATTTTCTTTACTATTAATAATTTTCATCTTAGCAATAAATTGTTTTTTGTTTGGATTAAATGTAATATTATCTCCTCCAAATCCACCAATTCCTATATTATATGCAATTTTTTTAATATGTGCATTTAATTTCG